GAGGTTGCAGGAAAAATTAAGAAACTAATTCGTGATGGAAAACTTAACCAAGGTGATCTTGCCTATGAACTGGGTGATGTCTTCTGGTATCTTGTCCGACTATGTGAAGCTATTGGATACAGCCCAGAGAACGTCATGGAAATCAACATCACTAAACTCTTATCTAGGAAAGCAAATGGAACTATCCAAGGATCAGGCGACCATCGCTGAGTTACGACCCTTATCAGTAGGCCATGAGAACAGTAAGCTATACTCCATGCTTAAGCAGTGTATGGCTAACAATGAGGAACTGCGTCAAGCATTGGTTGATGCAGCAGAGACTATTGATAAACTAACGGAGAAACTCCTTGAAAGTCGATCTACTACAGATAACACCTAATGCACTTGAGTTTGTTGGACGTTGTGCTGGTATATGTTACGGTTCTAGTCTTGAACCTAGTGCTTGTATTAAACGTGCAATATCTTGTAGGGACAAAGGTCACTTGGCAACGCTACGTTTCGCACATGCTACATTCCACGTTAGTGGCATTAGTCGCGCTTGTAGTCATCAGTTTGTACGCTCAAAGCACTTAGACTTCTTGCAGCGCAGCCAGCGATATTGCAATGATGCAGAGAATTCCTTTGTATTTCCCGGTACTGTGCATGATAATAAAATCTCAGGCGCTTACCAAAGTGCAATGGAACGGTACAAGGAATTGATTGCCCTTGGCGTTAAGAAGGAAGATGCAAGGTTCGTACTACCTGCTGGAGTACAGACAGAGTTAATCGTAACAGGAAACTTACAGGCTTGGTTAGACTTCATCAATTTGCGTGCAGACAAATATGCACAGATGGAGATCAGACTTGTAGCTACTGAGATTAACAATCAACTTAACAAACACTGTGGAGATTTATTCCCTTGGATGCCACCGATACAAAAAAAGTAGAGCCATTCAATCCACCTAAGTTTAGGTGTAGGTCTTGTGGTTGTATAGTATATTCTAGATGGGAAGGAGAATTTGCTGCATGCTCTTGTTTTAAAAATGCAGAAGATAACAAGGGTATTGCAGTAGATTATACTAGGTACTATGGTAGGCACATTGGTAATCCCGCTAGTTTTGAGGAAATTACAGAATGAGTATGTTACTAACAACCTTGCTATCGTCTTTAGTACCTGTTGGTATTGAGGGTGTTAAGCAAGTCATCACACACTTTGCTGGTGGTGTTAAGCCAACAACAGTAGCAGAGCAACTACAACTTGACGATCAAGAGATTAAGCGTTTAAACGCTGTTGCTGCCCTTGATAACCCCGGAGGCACACCTAGCCAATGGGTCATTGATTTGCGTGGCTCTGCGCGCTATATAGCGGCCTTTGTGAGCATTCTAGGAGGGGTGTCTCTGTCCTTTGTACCTGACATTCCAACAGAGGTTAAGTTTATCGGCCTTGAAGGGGCTAACATTGCCTTTGGTTTTCTCTTTGGACAACGAGTACTAACTAACTTTAAGAAATGAAATATGATTTTTAACCTCATAATGAAAAAAACAGAAGACAACATAGAAGAAGCCCACGTGAGTTTTGATGTGGGTACAAAAATAGTAGGTGTTAACCACCAAGGTAGGCGACCATACACAGTAACATTAACACCAAAAGAACTGGAGATTTTACTACGAAAGCCTGAGTATGGCTTCCGTGTTGCGAGGGTTATGGGGTAGAAATGATAACATTTAACGACCTACTTGAACGTCTCAAACAAGAAGACGAGGTTTCTTTCCTAGAAATTCTTGACTTTTCCACAGGTGATCTTGTTGATCTTCTGTGGAGTGAGATTTTTGACAGACAACAACGTGTTTGGGATTACTATGAACAAGAAGATGCTGAAGACTTGGACGGGTAAAAAAAAAGCCCCACGAATCCAACCAAGAAAGAACAGCACTTAGATCGTAAAACAAAAGAAGAGCTTGTTCACCAGTGGCAAGAACAGGACTGGGATAAACAATATGAGGAATATCTAATATATGCAAGTGAACAGATTCAAGAATAGTTTTGCAGAGACAATATTTCGTGCTAAGTATGCACAAGGCCCAACAGATAATTGGGATGCTCTTGCAGAGCGTATCGTAGAAGATGTTTGTGGTACACGGTGGGGTACGGATCGTAACCTCATGTCACCAGAAGATCAAGCACAGTTAGTTGAGTTTATTAAAGAACAGAAATTTATTCCGGGAGGACGTTATCTTTGGTACGCAGGTCGTGGTAATAGTTACTTTAATAATTGCTTTTTGTTACGAGCAGAACATGACACGAGGGAAGAATGGGCGGATTTGACACAGAGAAGTGTCAGTTGTCTTATGACTGGTGGAGGCATTGGCATCGACTACTCTATTCTCCGTCCATCAGGGAAGCCTTTAAGTCGTACAGGTGGCTTATCAAGCGGCCCGATCCCTTTGATGCAGATGATAAACGAGGTTGGCCGGGGCGTCATGCAAGGTGGGTCACGACGCAGTGCAATCTACGCTTCGCTGAACTGGTTGCACGAAGACATTCCAGCATTCTTAAAGGCAAAGAACTGGTCTGATGAAGTAAAGGCACTAAAGAATAAGGACTTCAATGCTGCCGCACCTCTTGACATGACTAATATTTCTGTTAATTATGATGATAAGTGGTTGTACAATGCAGATCGTGCTAATCTACATACATTTGTGGAGAACTGTCGTCAGGCCATGAAAACTGGTGAGCCAGGCTTTAGCTTTAATTTTGGTGACAAACAAAATGAAACTCTTAGAAATGCTTGTACAGAGGTTACTTCTGAAGATGACTCTGACGTATGTAATCTTGGGTCAATCAATATCTCTAATATTAAAGATCTGGAAGAATTCAAACATGTCGTCGAACTGGGTTCTAAGTTCCTCGTCTGTGGTACCCTTCGAGCCGATCTCCCCTACGACAAAGTATACAAGGTTCGAGAAAAGAATCGTCGGTTGGGGTTGGGTCTTATGGGTATTCACGCATGGCTTCTCCAACGAGGACAAGGTTATGAAGTAACACCAGAGCTACACAAATGGTTAAAGGTATATAAGGATGAATCCGAACGAGCAGCTAATGAACACTGTGAACGATTATTTATATCAAAGCCAGTTGCCTATCGCGCTATTGCTCCAACAGGAAGCATTGGTATCCTTGCTGGCACAACTACTGGTATTGAACCACTATTCGCAGTTGCCTATAAACGCAGATACCTTACAGAAGGGACTAAGTGGAAATATGAATACGTTGTTGACGCCACAGCAGATCAGCTTATTAAAGAGTATGGACTTGATCCAGCCAAGATCGAAACGGCTTACGGACTAAGCCATGACTACGAAAAACGACTTAAGTTTCAAGCAGACATTCAAGATTATGTTGACATGTCCATCTCATCGACAATCAATCTACCTGCATGGGATTCCAAAGGAAACTCCGAATCAGACGTTGGACGATTTGCTACTACACTGTCGAAGTATGCTCCGAGACTTCGCGGATTCACCTGCTACCCAGATGGTAGCCGTGGCGGACAACCACTAACAGAAGTACCCTATGAAGAAGCTATTAAACATAAAGGTATTACCTACGAGGAGAACGATATCTGCATGATTGGTGGTAAGGGGGGTTCATGCGGAGTATGAGTATACTAGTTGACTTTATTACAGGAGTCTCCGTTGGTATCGAGCTGTACATGGGAGAAGACCTAGCACCTGGAGATAAGTTTGCATTAACCCTAGATGTAGTAATTATTAGAGTCACTTTTATTTTGTAAAACAAAAAGCCCCTTTCCTTTTCACAGGATTGGGGCTTTTTTTATGTCTAAAACTTTTACTTTTTCTTTTTACCAGAACCCTTTTTACAGGCCATTTTATTTCCCTTCAAAAAGACTACGTTCAGCAGCACGACGACGTTTCAATCCAGACAGGACTACTCTAGCTCCTGTCTTTGGATCTTTTGCATACACCCACTTGTCAAACTCGGCGGCAGCGCCAGTATAATCCATTAGGTTAAGTTTCTTTAACAGAGTAGAATTACGTAGCGCCGCCACACCAAGATTAAAGGCAAAACTAACGAGGGCATCTAGTTGATTCTCTTTGACAGGAACCTTGATGTAGTGTGAAATGTCGGACTCAAACTTCAGATAATCATCAGCCAACATTCTGTTAGCTTGTGCTTCTGTAATCTTTTGTCCTAATTTCACCCCCTCCGTATGACCATAGCCGATAGTAGGAATACCAGCCGGACAAAGATAGGCTTCTAGTCGTAGACCTTCAAACTTTTTAATTAAATCAAGACCCGTAACCATAACGTTGTTGCCTTTCTCTTTGTCTGTTAATCACACCACTCAAGTCTTTAATCTCAGTAGCATCCTTCAAAGACTTTGTTGGTTTATTGACCAGTTTACGTAGTGCATCAGTTGGTAAGCCATAAGACTCAGCTAGTTTAGTTAAGTGCTGCTCAAGCTGAGTATCACTCACACCCCAAGTAGTTATAAGACTATTAGCCTGTTCAGTAATCCGTGCTTTCTGTTCAGTGGTAAATGTGCCATCAGATTTGATACTAGCAACGATTAGTTTGTCTAGTCTTGTCATCTGTGCTTTAGAAGCCTCAGAAACATTCTTAGAACCCTTGTAATATTGTAGCATGTCGTCTTGAGCCATTACCTCAGACAGACCGCGGACACCATACCCACGCTCAGAGATCGTTTGTTCAGAAGGAGTACGCTGATACATTGGAAGTCCTGCGCGATCCGCATTAGGATCATAAACAGTACCGTCTTTGTTCTGATACTTATTGCGAATAGCTTGAGTAGCAAACTTAGGTGCGATGCCTTCGTAAATGTTACCCTTTTCCTTCTCGGTTAGATTAGGATCAAGTAGCTTAGGTGTCTGTAACAAACCCTTACCAATTTGTAGTGTAGCAGTGGTCTTTGGGAAAGTATTCTCTAGGAAACTTCTTTCAGGATCAATTACCTTTGTAGTGAATGAGCCATACATACCTAGACCAGTCGCAGCAGACAGTGGACCAACAGAGACAGCATCTGGAGTGTTTTCCATCAGCCATTTACGAATAGTAAGTTTCTGTAGATCTGGTGTATCCCAAGACTTACCATGAGCAGCAGACTTAATACCATCTAACAACCAATCTGCTAAGTCAGCACCGATAAATCCAACTGCACCGCCAGCAGCAAAGGTCAGAGCAAGGTAGGCCATCAGTGGTCCTGCTTCCTTCTGATTCTTGGCTAGGTCAATATAGCGATACAGCTGGCTATAGTAGTTGGTCATAAAGGTATGTAAGCCTCTAGCTTCCTGTCCCACAATACCTAGATTAGATAGACCCATACTACCAGCTTCAGGGTTGTAGTTCACCATAGTATCCATCTGCTCATGTGCAATCTTCAGGGCAGTTTCAATGGGATGACCGTCCTTAACAGCCTGACGAGCATACGAGCTAAATGCCCATGAGCGAGTTGGACCTTCAAACAAGTTCATTGGTGCACTCAACAGAGCATCTGCTGCTGTATTACCAACAGTCTTAAAGAACCCACCCTCACGGCTGGCACCAGTATCAGACAGAGACATACGTGCAATATCATTGTCAGCCATATACTTGTGGATAGCTTTAGTAGTTTCAGACAAGTCTTTACCACCAAACTCAAGTAATTTCCTGAAAGCAGGATCAAACTTACCACCTGTTAGGGTGTTAGTAAGCTGGAACAAACCATCCATAGAGCCTTGTGCAGTAGCAGACTCTTGTGAGGAAATGGCTTCTGTAGCACCAGCTTGTTGTTTGTCCCAAGCATATCTAATAGCTTCATCTGACACATTTGGAACTTCTTTACGAAGATTTTCAGCAAACTTCTCAAATGGGTCTTTACCGAAAAAACCAATGGAGCCTCGTTGACCTTTACCAAAGCTGGATTGACCAATTTTAGGGGAAGTAGCTGAGACAATTTGTTTTGGATCAAAGGCAACAATGGTACCGTCTGGATAAAGAATCCCATCGTGACCTTGAGCTTTTACTCTAGCAGTGAGATCCCTCTGCATTTTGGCATAATTAGAAGTATATTTAAAATCTTTAGCTTCTTGTTCTGATAATTTATATGGATTTTTAATATCAACATAAACTGGAATTACACGGTCGGCTGTGTTTTTGTCTACATACTTACCCGTACTTGTATCATATTTTGGACCTTTTATGTCATTATCTTTAGCATACATACTAGCAACACTTGGGTCTTCTGTTAAAAAGATACCACGTTTATTTGCTTTAAAGTTATCAAAAATTTGATCAGCAGAAGTGCCATGATATAAAACTTTTAATTTACCTGCTGTATCCTTAATTACAGAACTAACAAAATTAGGAAAGTCTTTAAGAAATACATCAGGATCAATAGCACCACCTTGACCAAACTTACCCCGATTCGGCCCAACCTGTAATGGTGTCTTAGTCCCTTCAGCAGTCTTAATTTTTAGTTGTGCAAGATCACGACCAAGTTGTGCGACTTCTCCCAGATTACCAGCAGTACGGCCAGTGGCATTAGCTAGATCATGCTCTAGGCTCTGAATGGCTAGTTGCTGCTCAGGACCAACTTCAGCCTTACCAACTGACTCAGCCTTCATGCGCTCAACGTCAGCAGCAATCTCCTTGATATCACGGATACCCTGCTGAACACTCTTAGCGTGAGTACCCAACTCGACGGGAGTAGCTAACTTACCTTCAACAGAGAAAGGTAGTCCAGCTTCCTGTGGAACATAGTCAGGGATAGCGGGTTCTACTGGAGTACGCTCAAAGCTAAGTGGTTTAGACAACTCAGCTTCACGCGCAGCAGCGAGTTGCTCTGCTTCTGTTAGAGTGGGAGCAAACTTATTCTTAACCTTTGGAATGCGTGGAGCCTCTTCCTTATAAAGCTCAGGAACAAAGGGTAGTGGTTGCTCTGGTGTTGGTTGCTCTAAGGCTTTGTTGTAACCAGCCTCAGACAGCATACGCTCTGTGTCAGGTAGTTCTGGAACATAGTCACCAGTTACTGGAGTGTTGTCTTGAGCAGCCTTTTTAGCCTCAAACTCAGCGGCAGCTTTAGCAGCAGCAGATGGTTCCTTAGGCTTGAGGCTTTCATTCACTTTCTTAAATTTAGATAGTGCTGATAGACCCTCAAGTTGTGGCATGATGCCAATAAGAGCAGGAGCCTGTTCTGAGATAAACTTACCAACTTTCTCAGAGTACTCCTTACCAGTCTTTGTGCGTGGCTCATAGGTAGCCATAGCAGCTTGCTCATGGAACTTCTCACCAGACTGCTTGACTCCCTCTGGTGTTCCAAAAGTACCATTTGTAGCAGAATTCAAAATACCCTGTAAACCACCAACGGTTCCAGCAAGAGTACCACCCGTTAAACCTGTTAAAGTACTGATACCAGCTTCACCAACACCAATAGCCTTATCCAACAGAGAGGCTTCTGGCGCTGGTTTCTGATTACCAACAGAACCAATTCCAGGAATTTGATCAACCCTTGAAGTTGATTTTGCAGCATACCCAATCTTTGAAGAAAAGTCTTCAAAGGACATGTCACTGTAGAATTTTTTATGGAAGCCATCTGTAAAATCCGCATCTGACATGTCATTATATTCTGGGTATTTCTGACGAATTTCTTGTAGATTCATTTCCTAATTCCTAATGGGTCTGGTTGAGCTTGTTGTGTTGTTCCTGATGCTGCACCGGGAACATAAGTTTGCTGTGGTGGTTTTGGTTGTAGAACCTCAGGGGCAATATTTGGATTAACCATAACTCCTGGTGGAACCTTAGCAGCAGAAACCGCTTTCTG